GTAGGCTCCCAAACGCTTGTCATATAGTTTATGCCGTCGATAGTCTCGTCAGATATGGCAAGAGAGTTATACTCTTCCTGATCCTCTGCAAGAACACGTGTAGTATTTGATGGTTTAAGGGATTTCATGATGACTCCGTATGGGTTAGTTGCAATCGATTGTAATCTGATACTGGGGGCCGCTTGGAGGTACCGGGCGGGTGTGGGAGGTGGACACCTGCAACAAGCAGCCCCCAGCATATCCCGGCGTACCTGTAGCATCATACGCCGAGAACCTTGCTTAGATTTAGGTCGGCTCTTCGGATTTTTTCACAGGCCAAGTGCCCTTTTCTCGGAAGAAAAGCAGGTCGGCGAGCAATTCCTTGGTCGTGCCGTCGTCCTTTGTAATGGTAGGGTCGCCGCCTGTTTCCTCATTGATCTGCTCTACAAGTTCAGTTTTGTTGTAGTTTTTTGCCAGTTCTTCGGCGGTCGGCAGTTCGTCAAGCGTTAGTTCGCGATAATAAAAGCCAGCGGGAATGCCAAAAGGATTGTTCTCACTGATTTCGTAGCCGTCATTCCGAGCCTGCACCATAGGCGTTACCTTAGTTACACCGCCTGTCATAAGGGCAATAGCTTCCGTATATTCCTCTGCGGGCTGGCCGGGACCTCCAAGAGCGGCGCACACCGAATAGGCGCAGTTACGAATACGGCTTTCTGCGGCAACACCGCCATAGGTGGTGGCAAAGTGCTGAATGACGGCAGCAGCAGCTTCAATCTGTAGGGGGGTTGGTCGGTTCATGGGTAGTATCCTCTTTTTCTGGTTCGCTTGCTACCGCCACCATACACTCGCGATACTGTGGCGGGTTAAGTCGGGTGTTCAAGACTTCATAAGGCTTGCCGCGCCACATTACCACGTCAGGGAACTCACGGGTATGGGGAATTTCAACAGCCTCTATCACAGCGGTAACGTCTTCATTCATAAGGTCTACCGTTATCCACGGCTTATGCTTATGTATATCGTACCTGTTTTTTCTGGTGACGTTATCTACCTTTCCGCCGTCTGGGGTGCGGACTAGTAGGCGGCTAGACGTTACAGCAGGAAGGGGGCCGCTTTCGTGACCCCCGCCCTTGCTTTTTTTATCCTTGTTTTTCTTAGCCACCGAAGACCCGTTCGCCGCCATCCTTGTCGTCGCCAGCGCAGGCACCGACCATTTCGCGTAGACGTTCGGTTGTGCCGAATAAGTCCTCAAAGGGCGCAGTGGCGTCTAGGCAGGTTCCGCCCTCATACCCTTGCGCTTCGACAGTAGTAGCCCCGTTGGGGTCGATATGAAGTAGAACTTTTTTAGCCATGGTGTATTTCCTTTTTATCGAATGGGGGGTCGCTCACTAGCACTACTAGGCCCGCCGTCAACGCGGACCTTGTCATGTTTCTTTTTACCGAGTTCCAATCTTTCGGCATCCAGCATTTCAAGACGTGGCACGTCGAAAAATCTAGGTTCAACGAATTTGTTGTCCCCGTCCATTTTTGGCTGAACAAGCAGTTGTGCGCATCCAGTGATGAAGGCCGCAATGCCAGTGACGTGCCCCTCCATTCCGGTGATGGTATCCTTGACGTAAGCGCCAAGAGTAATGCCGTTGGTGTCGATTTTCATAGAGTTTCCTTCGCTGCAATCGATTGCAGTAGTTAGTTGGCAGCTACCAGTTCGAGCGTTACCATGCCTTTTTCTCCCTCAATCCGCTGGGAGGACATACCGCGCTGTGCTGCTTCGTACTCGGCTTCCCGCAGCGCGTATTCCTGCAATAGCCCGCCGATATGGTTGGTAGCAAATGCGCCACGCAAGCACGTGTCCATCGTGTACGGATCGAACATAGGCGAGTAGCTTCCGTCATTGTTGCGGATAAGGCCAACATCGTGTTTGCCGGGTAGCACGATAGCTGCCTGACACTGGTTGGGTTGACCGTGATAGGTACGAAACTTGGTGGCGCTCTTGTCGAGGACGGCTTTACCCCCTGAGATTTCCATAGCGACGGTGGCGAGAACGTCGAGGTCCCGTATCTTAACGCCGGATAGTTTAATATTGTGCGACATAGTCGGCTCCCGATAAGTTGTAAGTGTGAATGTAGTATATACGGTTAACAGTGTTTGCGCAATATAACGCTGCCGTACATTATCTCGTTTTGATACGGCGAGTGCGTCGAATTCGAACCCGCGCCTGTCCTGTAGGGGTTTCGTCAACTACCGCTTTCGTCAGACTCTTAACCCGGCGTTCCAATTCCTGAGCATGGAAGTAGGGATTTTCTTGGGTAGGGTCAAGAATGTCTGATAGGTTATACTCTGACATATCCAAGCCTAGTTTATCCGCCCATATTGCGGGCGCACCCTTCGGTAGCTGAGAGTCCTTAGATATTATCTCAAACCTACCTTGAAAGAATATGTAGGGCACCGCCGATAGCCTATGCGGTGGTAACTGTAACATGACCTGCCATAAAGGGGCGTTGTTATTACAAAGCAATAACAGATACTCTATGTTCTCTTCGAAAGCTGAATTAACAGCACGGTGACGATATTCCAGAAGGATTTCCGTACCGGGTGCAACTTCGTGGCGGTTCTGGTGCCATGACCCTGTGATGTTAGGGTGAAAGCTGGATGTGGCGGGAATAGTGGCAAACTGAGAAGTTTCCCTAAACCCTTTTACTTTGCGTTGGTACGCGGCAAACAGCGGGATAATCGTATTACCCTCTCCATCATTTTTTACGCGAACAAACGCTTGTACTGATACGTTTCGTTTGTCGCTGCCGTCACTTGCGCGTAGGCTGTCTTTGCCCGTGGTTAATTCGATAAAAATGGTAACACCCTCCTTGTATAGGCTTCGCGTATTGTACCGCTATAGTAGTTCCGCGTACTATAAAAAGGAAGAGTGTTTTTAATTACTCCGCAGCAATCGATTGCAACGTCATACCATTCTGAAAAGTACGTTCGGGGAGCTACCAACGATACTCAGAGTGGTTGCTAGGTTGAAAGTGGTTGGTAAAGAACCCGGTGCAATTCCAGTAGGACGAAACATAGCTTCGCTTACTTGGCTATTGACATACGGAACACCGTAGCCGATCTGATTTTCTGGTACAAACGTATATACGTTTATGTTAGCACTAGCTACCGCACCTACGAAATACCGGGTATTAGCTAACAAGGTGTAGTCCCAAGTTTCTGTTAAATCGCCAGTGGAAGAGGCGTCTAACAGCGCGGTTTCTTTTACTATAGTAAGAGTTCCTATAGGGTCCTCTATTCCTACAAATAGTTGAATATCTACGTCCGAAATTCCTGTACTCACATAAAGCGCAATTTGGTCTACCTCAATATCTATCGGTGGAATGAATAAGGTAAAGGCAGGTCTATCTGTAAGTAGGGAGGATGCCGATATGGGATCGACACCGCCGCTGGACACAATACCGGGTCCTACAAAGTTCCCAGTTTTTGTACCTGCAAGCTGTATGGTAGGTGCGTACAAACCGCCGCCGCCACCGCCGCCCGACTGGTCTACCCATTCGGTATCGTTATCTGTGTCACTGGCCTTAGCTAGTACCTGTCCAGTAGTACCTCCCGCAGGAACGCCGAGGCCGTCCGCACCAGCAGCACCATTCGTACCGTTCGTACCATCTACGCCGTCCGCTCCGGGCGAGCCTTGTAAGATTTCTATTACAGTGCTTTCTTTTACCAGAATTGTGACTGTGTTATTAGACATTGGAGTTTATACCCTTCTCTACGACGACGCGCCCATGCAATATAGTAGTCTCTGTGGCTCCTATGATTTCTTCTAATTCATATAGAAGTATTCTATTGGCAGGCAGTGTAAGAATTTCTTCGCGTGTTAGTGAAACGAGTATAGCGCCGTTCAGCGGCGTTACTGTAATCCCATACCCGATAGTTTTACTGAGAAGAGTAGTTGCTCCGTCCTTAATGATGAAGGAATAGCTGCGTCCAGTGAGGTTGGCTACTATACCTGTAACGGCATCCTTCATAACAGCATTTAGTCCAGCGGAGTTACCGACTATCCCGGTGTTACCATGCTTAACTTTTAGAGTGTAATTAGTAATCTGCACGAGGAACCCTTTCTCTGTTTCGACGCAATTAGTACATCAAAAAAGGTTAAGTGTCTATCCCCGTGCAATCGATTGCAAGCACTAGTCAGGGGTTTCGTCGTCCCGTGTTACCCGTGTACGAACCCGCTTAGGTTTACGGCCCCGTATACCCTTTGCAAGGGGGGCAGCAGTCTCGGTAGAGGCTTCGGGCGATGACGCAGGCCGCGCATTGGTTTCCGCCCAAGAGCGCATCGCGCTAAACTCCGCTTCGCGGGTACGTGACATAGGTTTTAGATACCCCTTGGCTTCCTCTAGGTATTCGAAAGAGAGTCCCGGCTTGCCGCCCAAAGAGATTACGACGGCGTCCTCTATCATGGCTTCGATTTCCGCACCAACGAAACCCTCTGTAATACGCTTGGCTCCGGCCATGTCCTCTTTACTAAGCTGTTGTTTACGTTTTCTGGCATGAATTTCCACAATCTGCCCACGTTCGTCCCAGTTGGGCAGGGTAACGGACCAAATTTCATCGATACGCCCTTTGCGTAGTAACTCAGGTGGAAGACCTGTTACGCGGTTGGCCGTCATGATAAGAAACACGGGCCGGGAAGTTTGATTGCGTTCTTGCATCCACGTAAGGAATGTGCCGAATACTCGCTGAGTAGTACCGTGCCCGCCGTCTGACCCGCCGCCGTCGCCGCCCATACCCGCAAAGCCCTTGTCGATTTCGTCAAGCATGAGTACGCAAGGTGCCATAGCATCAATAAGACCTAGTACAGACCGCATAGACTGTTCCGATTGCCCGACATAGGCCCCGAATACACGACCTACGTCAAAGCGAATAACTGGCAGGTTTAGAATGGAACCCGCAGCTTTGGCTACAAGAGATTTACCCGTATTGTGTGCAATGAACGTGTTCTCGCATACAAAGTTTGCGCAAGGTGATGCGAGTTGCAAATCGTAGGTCCGTGCTACACGTCCGTTACCTACCGCTGTTACCGTCAGTTCGCGGGTATATTCGACATTGAGGTTTTCCATGTGCTGCGCACGGTGCGTTTCAAGATGCGCCGACTTTGTAAGAACCTCAAGATTTCCGATGTTATCGTTAAGCGTGTCTTCGTCCAAGTGATGAACGTCAAAGGCTGTAGATAAGACAGAACGGAACGGATGGTCAGGCGTGTTTTTAAGGTGGAACAAATATTCATCGTAAGTGAGTCCGTTCATACGCGCTTCTATTATAAGGCGGGCACGTTGCTGTCTTTTGTAGGTATAATCCCCCACATCGTCGTAAACGGTCTTACTCCAACCGCCATCGTAATATTTCAAACCTTCGATAACCACGCGCGGGCGGTTGATGCTTCGCCCTCCTTGGGATTGTGGTTTCATGGAACCACGGGAAAGAATAGTATCCCCCGTTTTTATATTCTTGGCTTGGGTGAAAGTGCCGTCGGCCATAAGGACGCTATCCTCGGCAGTAATACCGAGTTCCACGCCGTTGCTGACCGTAATGTCGATAACTTTCTTTTTGCCCGTAGCGTAGGCTCCGAGAACTTCATTGTAGAAAATAGCCCCGCTTTCGGCATCCCACGACTGAACGTAGGTAGGTTTTGTGGTATCCCACCCTTTGCTTCGCGCAACGGGATCGCCGTTGAATTTGGCAACAAAATCTTCGATGAGAATTTGCCGTGCAGAGTTTCGTTTTCCGCGCCGATAATGCAGGACCGTACCTGCGGCTTTGCATCCCGGAGGTCCTACGACTAAAGCACCACGGGAAGGCGTAACGCCTTGCGCTCTGGCTTCGTCCGTATAAGTAAGCTTGCGTTGGTGCATCCATGCTTTGAATAGATCAAGCCCGCCGATTTCGTCCTCCGGTATTTGGGGCTGTAGTTCCAGTACGTTTGTCTTGCGTAGAAGTTGCGTTTTGTAATCCCGCAAACTGTTGAGAATGTTGGGTACCCCAAAACCTTCGAGACCTTCGTTTTTTGCCCCGTATTCTGTGATCGCAAGAGCGCAAGCGGTTTCGAAAGAGTTTGCCGTCATGCCCTGTCCATTGGATAGGATAGAGGACCGCTGTTCATCGGTAAGCTTTGGCTTATCGTCATCGTCCAAGCTATCGAGAATATCGTCAAGAGACGTGCTGAGTTCATTGCGACTAGGGTAGCCGAATTCGATAACGTGAGTTAGCGGCGCGATACTCTCCGGCAGTTCCGCAGTTTCGGGAACGATAAGGAATAGCCGTTGCTCGTTACTCAGTGATCGCTGTGCTTGTTTCCGTATACTGGTTTGTGTTTGCATTTCCCCGAATGAAAAGTAGAGGTCGAGCATTACGAAAAAACCCTTGTCGGGTAACTGCCCGCTGCTGAGTTGTTCGAATGCCTTACCAATAGCTGCCGATCCTTTGTCCGCATTTTGAGGCACAAGCGGGTCGAACGCTTCGGCGTGGGTATCTTCGGGATCGATACGTTGAAATGTTTGCCATCCCTCCGCTGCGGTGTGCAGGCGGAAATCGATAGTCCCGGCCATGGCAAGGGCGTACACTTCGTCAACGACCCGATAGACTTCGGTTATGGGGCAACGAATAGCTATGACGCCAATACTGGCATCTGTGGCTATCGTTAGTTCCTGCGCAAGCTTATCGCTGGCAGTTATTTCGGGTGAGTTAGTCATAGGCATATTGCTCCGATTGTTAGGTTTGCTTATTATAGCAAATAGAAATACATGCGCAAACGAGAAAGCGCGGCACAGCTATTACACCGTACCGCGCCCCCTGACGACACAGAAGAATATAAAATAGCCTCTGGCGTCACACACCTAGGGTAATGTATGACCTAACGCATTCTTTGTCAATGTATGGGATAATTTTGTGGCACCCGCCCTGTCGATAGTACGCAAAACTAATCGGAGCATCAAGGCAGGTGCCGTGTTGCGCACCCGGCAGGGTATGCGCTTGTGTTTTATATAGTAGCAAAGTCTGCGATGCAAGCTATATGTTGTATCCTTCCATACAAAAGGGGCGACAACCGCCGCCCCTCGCTGCAATCGATTGCAGTAGTATATTCGGCTTACACGGTAACGTCGCCGTTCGTAAACTTCCAAGAGGGGTTATGCGTAGCGACCACAAATGGCCCAATAGCGGGGGCGTTCGCAGCGGTCAGTTGCGCAATCAAGGAAGCGATGTTGTTGCGCAGAGCGGTAAGCGCACTTTCGACAGAAACCTCAGTAAGAGAGTCCTCACCAGCCGCAGCAGCGGTGCCCGTGGCGGCAGCGTCAGGAAGTGCGTAATTCATGATGATTGCGCCGCCCGAGCCGTCTGCAATGGGCGCAAGGCCCTGTGCAACACTGATCCAATTTACCGCCCGTGCAAGTGTGGCCTGAATGTTGCGAGCCTGTACGATCTGCGCAATACCCGTGGCATCCTCTACGCCTTGGTCAGCCGCAGCCGAACCAGTCAAGGCAACAGTGATAGCAGCGGCGGTATCGTTAGCGGTTGCAGCCGCGTCAATAGAGGCCGGAGCGAGCGAACCTGTAGCGATCAGGGCAATGATTTCCGCCGCCTTGACGCCGATTTCTTCGTGAGCGTCCTCGATAAGACCGATCTGCGTATCAAAGGCTGTTTTAGGTGCCAGAAGCGCAACTCCATTCTGAGTTACGACGGTAGGGGTGACAACCGCTACAAGAGCATTGGCAGAAGCGGCGGTACCGCCTGTGCTATCGGTCAGGTCAGTAACGGAACCTGTGGAAACACGGGCACGAGCATTTTCTTGAGCGAGCGCAGCGACAGCGAGGTTCAGGTCACGTGCGTTAGGGTTGGCTTGGGCTACCCCAAGTTCGATAATCTTTTTGATCTGCGTTTGCTGGGCCATGTGTATCTCCTGTGTTGGCGTTCAGCTTCTCCGGTATCGGCTATTCCTTCTCCGGGCCACGTGCGTACTTTACTGTCCAAGCATCCCTTGGTCAAGTAAACTTTACCTGTTACGGCGCTACGTAGTAAGCAAACAGTTCTTCGTATCCGGCGGGTACAGAATAATCGAAGGCCAAAGACTGCGCTCTAAAGATACTGTCGGACCCGTCATCGGACAAACACCAAGCTGCGTAGTAGTCAGAACCTATGCTTTGTACGGTCCAAGAGGGCGTACTGCCCGGTGTAGCGGCCCATGTCCCGTTCTTACCAAAGTATACGCCACCAGTGGAATGATCGTAAGCCAACATTACAACATCGCCGTTAGCTATAGTACCAGTCCCGCTGGCTCCCTTAAGCGAGCCGCCAGCGACTATATTTCCGTTAACAATAACACCTACCCCATTTGGATGGTGTAATGGGCCACTGAAACGGTTAAGAGAGTTAGAGCGGTTGGCTCCTAATGTCACGCCAAAGCATTCATTAGTGAATAAAGTAGTTACCTTAACTTCCCAGTACACTTTTTCCTGTAGTAGGATACTGGAAAGAGCATAGGCAGACGATGCACCGCCGCTACTAGTTACCCGGTTAAGTATTCCGCCCGGTTCAAAAGTATAACGACTGTTTATATAGTCGTCGTCAAGTACAGAAGTTAAAACAGCGGGAGTGCCACCGCCTAGCCCCATACCAATAGGATTACGGCTAGATGCCAGACTGAAAACACCGGAAGAACCCGCTCCTACCGCTTTATTAAGTATCTTTACCATCGTAGTTCTCCGTGCAAGGCTGCAATCGATTGCAAGCGTTTAGTCTCTTGGTAGGGCGGCGATAGGCGGGGTGAATGTAGTATCTATCTGATAACGACCTGCCGCAGTTATACGAATATCGTCCATCCAGCATTCCGTAAATTCACCAAGCTGTATTACGTCCTGTATTCTATTTAGTGGGACGCCATACGCTTCGACGCTATCCTGCATAACGCCGTCCAAGAACAGGCGCATCGTTGACTCATAGCGACATAGCGCAAAGTGGTACCACGTACCAGTGGTCATAGCAGTGGTGCCGCGTAATAGTAGCTGGTCAGCCCCGTTCATATAGAACTCTAGGTAATGGGTGCCGCTCTGTTTGCCTATAGCCCAAGACCCTTTTATAGAGTTGTCGTAGTTTGAAATAAACCGATCCGCTCCACCTAGCGAATTCAGGCGTATCCATCCCTCTACGGTGAAGTCGCCTATAAGTGTGGATATAAGCGAGCCATCAAATTCTGCGTAGTCGTCGTTGTCGTCGGGACCTGCATGTAGGGAAGTAGAACCCCATTTGAATTGCGCGTCGTCAACCTGCCCTGCACCTACATAAGTTATAGCGATAGCGTGTTTTTCTTCGTCAACGTCGGTGGCTCCATCAGTACCTTCAAAACCTGCCAAGAATTCAACCTCGTCCCAATAAGGGTCGGTACCCGTACCGTCTGCGGCTGGGCTATCTGGTATATTTAGGTAGGCAGCTTCAAATGACTCATAACCCGCTGGTATAGAATGAGAGAACTCGCTTTCACGAATACGAAGCTTTACTATATCCTCGGGGCGAACGCCTACCCCCGCCCTGTCTACGGCTAACGCTACATAATAGTTGGCGGCTAGGCCCGTAGTGAATGCGGAAGGTGTGCCCGACGCTGGGTCATTGCCCCATACGCCATTCTTACCCATATATAAGCCGCCAGTCATGGTATCATAGGCAAACATTAGTACGTCCCCCGTACCGTAGGCTCCTGTCGATAGAGTACCATAACTGCTTCCGTTTCTTCCGTATATCCCTGTAGATAGGTAAGCGGCACCATCCGGCATTACAAAGAATGTGTTCTGGTCAAAGTTTGACCTGTAGGTGTCTCGAATAACCCCGACGGTAGCTAAGTGAGAGGCACTAAGCAGAGTTATTTCAACCTCAAAGTACGCTTTATCCACGAGAGGGTATATGCTTGTCAGAAACCCTCTGGAAGTGTCAGCAACTACGGTAACTGTATCGTCTGATACAGCGTAATAGGTAACCTCCGTATAATCTTCATCCCAATAGAGGGGTATCACTTGGAAGCCGCCGCCCGCCGCTGCGGCCCCCCATAAAAGAGGAACACATAGGGTCATGCTTCGCTATCTCCCGATCCATAGTAGAGGTTACTACCACCGGGAATTATGGTAATCCACGAATACTGCGTCCGTGTTTTCTTCGCTGCGCCTGCAATTCTAAAGGTGCCCGTGCCGTTAACCGTCACCTGCCCTGAGTTGTCTTGTACAAGCGTAATTGGAGCAAGCCCTACTAGCCCCGTGTTTATAGTAAAATTCATAGTAGACGCACTATTCATGCGAAATATACGGTGGTATCCGTCGAAGGTTAGATCAGCCTCCGTAAGAGTGTACGAAGCTGTTTTCTCTATCCACAACGGGGTGGCAAAGCGAGGTAACCCGTCCTGCCACCCAAGCTGGTTACTAGGCATGTTTTATTCCTTACGCGGCTGGGTCATAAACGAATAGCTGTCCCTTACGACTGCCAAGCGCTCTAACATACAGATTTACGGTATCGTCATCCAGCCCGGTAAAGGTCATGGGGTCCATGCCGGGTAGTAGTACGCCAATCTCACCGTCTGCGGCAAGGTCGAAGTCGTCCACGGCAGGAAGACTATCAGCAAATACAAATCCAATGCGGGCGTTACCCGTATTCTGTAGGATAAGCTTTGCATCTGATCCCTGTCCGACAAGTTGCCATGCGTTAGTTGCTACATCCATTTTTCTGTCCTTCTTTGTTGCTTGCAATCGATTGCAAGGTTATGCGCCACGGAGTTCTTCAAGTAGTTTTCTGCGGTCATCCTCAAGGTCTTCCTTGCTAATGCTCTTACCACCCATCAAAGGGACGCCGCCTGTTTGTATTTTTCCGACAACTTTTTCGATACCACGGGAACCGATGTAACCGCCAATACCTATTTGCAGCAAGCCCCATAGACCTTGCGGTATTTCAAGTGTGGGAATGCTTACAGGTGTAGTGATCCAGCCACGGGCATACATTATATCGGTGAGCCACGTAACGTAGGGCACAAGAACATAGTTGTTTGCAATGATGAATACGAACACTAGCATAGTGATAGGTCGCCAGTTGCGCTGCATCCAGCTTTCGCCTGTAGCCTCTGCGGTGATTACGGAACCTGCGGCTTTATAGAATTCGCCGTCAGCTTTCATCATTTCAGTAGTAATGGCGGATTGAATGCGCGCCCGTTCGTTCGGGTCCGGGATAATCTTGTTAAGAATGTTCCCAATAGGTCCGAGTAATGCGGCTATGCCTGCTAGTGGAAGTGCCATAGGGGTTTCTCCGGGTTAGGGTGTGGCGGCATATTACCAACAACTCCCTTCGGAAACTACCCCTGTTGTTGCAGGTTAAACGGACCCCATTTCATAGTAAGGGGGTGGCCCGTTACTGGGCTTATATGTACGGTATATGCAACAAAGGGGGTACGACAGGCATTCTTTATGATTATTTTCATAGTCTGTAGTCCGGGGGGACGCGATGACGGGGAAAAATCCACTGGGTCTGCTCTGTACCATACAAGTCTATTTGGTACTTCCTCAGTATCATAAACGGTCATTCCGCTAAAAGTAGCGTAAGCGCCGAACCAATACTCAGTTTTATCCATAATACCTTTTGCAATAACGTCGATACTTTCATCTTGGCATTCGAACTGGTCTAATTCGAACCCGTGCAAAGGGGGTAGCACTGCTACCTCATAATTGTAGCTAATCAAACTAGCAGTAACGCTTAGTCCGAGAAAGAGCATGGTACCCATAACAAATGCCATGGCAGTCTGCCACAGCAACATAAGAATACTATTCCACGAACGCTCACTCATTCTCTGTGTCTTTCTTCTGCTGATTACCCGCCCAAGAGCGCAGAGCAATCAAAGCAACCTCTCTTAATTGTTTCAAATCTATTCCAAGTGCTATGGCACCTAGAATATAGTACAGAGTTTGGGGTACAGGTTTTGCAAGTACGTCTAAACCTATATCCGCGACAAACAAACTGACCAACGATAAAATCGTCAGCCACCTCAGAGTGCCTATTTGCTCTTTTGTTGGTCCCGGCACTTTGTATCTACCTACTCATTTTTTCCTGCGCGTTTTTACTGGCCCCCTATATGTATAAAATCCTGTAGCTAGGATAAAGGCGATGGTTGGAACCCATCCGGAAAGTACAAGTATAGTCCCTCCCGCTCCCATAGTCACTGCTATAGTGAGGATAGTAGCGGCGAATTGTACGTTCTGATTATCCATGAATACTTTCCCATGTTATATCAGCGTCTCCGTCTTCTTTTTATTATTATTATTTATTGGTTGACGCATATGTGCGAAACTTCGCACTAACATACATGTATAGTATTTAACATACAACCGTACTTTTACAGAGTATTGCAATCGATTGCAAGGCTAGTCTAAGTCCCTAAGTCTTCTCAATTCCATAGATAATATAAAGGAAGTAGCGACGGTAACTAACATTACCATAGCCTGAGAAACTACAAGCAATAAGTACCAAGTAGAACCTAATGGAAGGTACCCGTTAGCGATACTTACAAGTATAAGGGCTACCAATATATTATGAAAACCAGTCCACCGTATAAATAGGGTGCCTGCTACATCCTTCCAAAATCTATTGAAGTTTTCGCTGTATAGATCGTTCTTATATCTGGCGATGGCGGGTACATCCTTTTGAATTTTGTAGATACTGATAAAGGTAATAAATGACATGGCTAGGTATATGTACCCCACCAATCCGTTGAACGGGCTAAGGTACAAATTATACATGTTATTGAGCCACCAGTTGAGTTCCAAGAATAACCAAGTTTACATCCGCCAAGTCAATATCGGCGGTAGCCTGATTGTGTACCACAAGTATAGAGCCTGCCGCTACGCTTTTGGATGTGCCACCGACCGTAGTAAACGTGAAGTCACCCACTACGGATATAGATACGTTACCTATTAGGGTTCCGTCATCGTCTACGTTAAGAGTAACCGTATCGTCTGGGTTAACGCCCGCATTACCTAGAGACCCGGAAAAGTTGGCGGGAAATATAGTATCCCTGCCAACGATAAACTGACCTAGAATGGCGTCGTCTCCCGGTTTACCATAAAAGGATACCTCAAAATCGGAGGAAACAGATACGTTAGCGGGCGGCGAGGAAATGGAGGGAGTGATGTTCAGTACGTCGGTACCGTCACAATACAGAAGACCTAGCGATCCTAGTGGAAGTTCTACGCCACTGCCCGCCGCAGTTTTTACCGTAGCAGTCTGCGCGGTATCGTTCTGGCAGAAGAACAGGTGCGGGTTATCCGGGTGTATTACATTAAAGTCTTCTGTAGCGCCCGACGTAAGCGATAGGTAGATTGCCCGCAACGCTTGCCGGGATGACAGGTCGTGTGCATCGTCAAACGGTATAACAACGTCAAAATCGACTGTCACTGCCAGTGCTGTAGATATATTAAGACGCGCTGTGAGTGCTTGCTCTAGCTGAAATATAGCAGAGTTAGCAGCCGTAGCTTTCTGCGTCTGACTTTCCGTCACTTGCAGAATTTCGAGATTAGTAGATACAGCCATTAGATTATTACTCCCGATATTTCATTGCCGCTACTTGCGCGTTCCATTGACCACTGAGACAATGTGACGTTTACCGTGCTTCCGGGGCTAATGCCGTCACTTGTTTGGTTGGCCGCAGTATACAGATATTCTTGTGCTTGGTAAACATTCTCTGTTCTAAGTACGGTGAGTCCGTCCTTTATTACCAGAACGTACCATTCATCCGTTTCGGACAATCGTATATCCGATCCGTTGGGCCAGTCCTGATAAACCCTGTCCTGCCTAGCCCACGTTATTGTTAAGTTATCGCTTCCGTCTCTTGTACCAGTCACCATTGTCGGGGCAAATGGCAGGGTTCGTTTATCCGTATTTGTGAAATCTACAGTAGGGGTAGTAGAGGCGATACCGCCTAGCGTCACGGCGGCATAGTGAAAGTTAACATTGGTGTTGCTTTGGTCGTCGTCAAAAGACTTAATAGCCGAGGTGTCCAAAAGGATAAACCTCTCTCCGGTAATATGCCCTGCGGTATTATTGAAAGTACCGCGTCTTCCCCTTAGAAGGTTGGATAGACGGTAATACCCGGTGTCAAGTAGTTCGGCATTCTGGAAACAGATAACCTCGTCACCTAGTATCGCCATGTTACTACCGCCAAATAATTCGTCTACAGTTATGCTCTGCAAAGAATTGTCGGCATTGATAAGCACAACGTCAACCGTATTGATAGTATCCACTACGTTTGGTGTGTGGTCCCCTAGAGCCGAAAACGCATTACCTATGGTAGCGTTAAACGGTGACGTAAACTGAGGGGTCAGGGCTGTTTCATTTATCTGATCCTGTGTACGAAATAGAGTAGCCCCTCGCCACTGACTTTTCGTCCCGCCCAAAGCAAAGTAAAATCCAGAGTTTACACGTAGGCCGTCTACAAGAGGCGGGCCGTCATAAAAACGTAGCAAGGTCTGGTACAATTCGGTATCTGTGATCTGGGAATTGGGCCAAAAGTGGTCCACTACCAAGTCGTCACTTTCGTCTGCACCTCTAGAGTATATTTCCTGTTCCCGCAAAACCCCTTCTAATTCCATAACGCCGTTAGGGCCACGGGTTACACTGGTAAGCTTTACAGTCATATCAGGTACGCCTAACGAACTGCCGTCTATGTGGACAATATCAGTAGGGTACATATAGATAAGTTCGTGTGCGGATGTCATGCGACTACCGACACGTTCTATCCATAGATCACGCATCTTTAGTCGGGCGTATCGTTTTGCCTCGCTTGGAGGCATTACGTTTGCCAGTTCCATAGAACTTTCTTGAACACCTACCGTTTGGTGGCGTCTGAAATGCGCGGTGTTGTTCTGGTAATCCCTTTCTGGGTCCTTGAACCGCAGCGTTAGTATATTCGGCAATTCTATTGCATCGCGGAATGTGAGAGATACAAGGTCCTCTACCCCTGAACCTGCTTCTCTGCCTGCAAGCTGCCCTATATCGATTGTCCAGTCTATGCCCCGATCCCGTGGGCGGAATACCAATTCGTCACCAATCTCCGCAACGTCTATCCTAAAGGCTTCGATCATAGTTTCCATTGCCGCACGGAAGCTGGTTTTACGGCCTATAGAATACCCTAATACATGTGACCGCCTACCTTGGCTTGGCAGCGCGGTAATGTCATAGTATTGCGGGTCTACCTTTGCCCTATCCATAAAGTCCGAGATAGCGGCACCTATTCGAACGTCATCAAACTGCACAACCTCGAAAGTCATGTTAGGGATACGGTTTCCGAAGGACTCAAGTTGAAGAGTTTGAAATACTACGTGCGCTCTGTTGGTGTAGGCTAGATATTCGTCGCTAAGTTCCGATAGCGCGGCCTCCATAGATGGATCAACAATTTGATCGTCAGTTCCGCGATACATAACTACGTTACCGTCAGCTTTATCAAAACCTAATACGGCATACTTAGACCAGTCGTTAATAGCATCGTATAAATTCCAGTAATCTTTCCAGTTACGGCGTTTGTTACTATCGTTTGTATAGGCAGAAACCACTAGCTGATTTACGGTTGTTTCAACATCCGCAAACAATGGGAATAGCGTAGCAAAGGAATAGCTTGTCTTTATGAAAGCGGTGCCAGCGGGTACCTGTGCCGTTATGACTTGCTGCGGTATGCCTGTCCTACCCGACACAGACACTTGCTGTGTGGTGGCCGCTACTCTTGTAGCAGGATCGCTTTCGTCAAGACCACCGTTGGTGCCTTCCTTGTAGAATGTCATAGAAAAAGAATAAGAGGACTGCGTTAGACCCAGAGCGGCATTTATGTCAAAGTCTACTATCCAATCTATGTTTACGTATCTATCGCCGCTGGTGTCCGCGCCTATAGCCGCTACGTCGTACACATCTACCACAGCACCGCTGTTTCCACCCGCGACCGTGCTGCTTCCGCTAAATAGAGTGCCCTGATACGTCTGAGAAGATGCGTCACTAACATCGTCAGTTTGAAACTTCTCTCCGGTGTAGGCATGGCTCTCCGGTTTCGGAATATATAATCCCGTTTCGCTGTCCCGGTTGTACCAAGGGCGATTTAACGGATCGACAATCTGCGGCCCCACAGTCATCCGCTTACCGGAACTGTCCATTCGATAATCTTCACCGTCCGGCGTCACGTCCGAGAATGATCTTGGAATGTCTGCCAGTTGGTAGATATGGTCTAGGTAATAATTGGGGTAAGGTATACCGCCGATGTGTTCCTTATTTTCGTCAGTGTCCGTAGCCATCTGGTAGGACGTACCACGTATTAAGTTCCCATCCGCCCAGATACGTGCAACGCCTAGTATAGGCCCCTCACAAAGCAAGTAGTCAATATCAACGTGGTAAGTATACGTGTACGAAGTGGCTTTTGGCCCGAACTTAGGTCCGATCTTTTCTTTGTGAACGGTTTCGATGAAATCAGTAGTGGCCGCAACAATTCCGGGTAAACGATCCGCTCCAAATACAATAGGAATTGGTACGCCGGGTTCCGATCTGGTTGACTGCAAGTCGTCAAGTCGTGGCCCGTGCTGATCCTCTGGCTTTGGTGCGAATAACCATTGGTCTACAATAGAGCCGAGGGCTGAGCCTAGAAAGCCTCCAAGAGGTCCAAGAAGAGAAGAGCCAATATTTCCTAGAACTAGCGATGCCATTATTTTCAGTCCTTAAAGTGAGGCCACTTGCGTACACTATGAAGGCGAGGCCCCCAATAGTTTTTGTCTACCCGTTGTTCTACCACACAACGGGGTGAACGCGCAAACGCATGTATCATTGTGTCTTCATTGGATTTAGATGTACCCGTGTACACCGCGATATGTCGCGGATGATCCGGCTTTTCTATCCAGAATAGTAGAACGTCACCCGGAGTTATTTGCCCCCGCCACGGCTGCAATCGATTGTAAGGAACCTCGATCCCTATAGCGGGCATGTAGTCACGAAAGAAAAAATCTTCTGGTGTGTGTTTGTACGCCGCCACTTTCGACATGTTAGCGCATTCTAAGCCGCAATCTCTGGATGCGGCTAGTACGAGGCCGTAGCAGTCCATACCTGCCTTACTAGACCCTTGATGGTGAAAAGGTGCGCCCCTGTAGTGACGCACCGCTGTTAACCATTGCTCTCTAGTGGGTTCCATGACTAGTCTGGCTCGGCAGGCTCGGCAGTGCCTACTTCTGGGGTGGTTGCATTGGTTATACTACCATCGCCGCCGCCGTTAAGATCAGAGAAAAAGTTTTCTTCCCCGTCTTCCTCCGGCACAGTCTGGGATGGGTAGCGCATTAATACGTCGCTACCTGCAAGGAAAGGCTCGCCAACGAACCTAGTGAAGTTTTCGAACTCTATGCAGGTGGTGCGTCGTTTATCGCAACCCTTAACCAACGTGAGCGTATCGCCTATTTCTATAGCGTAAGGCATTGGTAAGAATAATTCTATTTTGGTAGTCCAGTTGTGCAAGACTTCCATGGTAAGGCCGTTGTTAAGCCCGCCTGTGAAAGTAGCCAATCCAAATTCGTAGGTTCCGTGGTCATTCCCTGCTATATTTGCTATGAATACGCTTTGAGATATTTTGGTAGTTACAGTGTAAGACAGAGTGTAGTCTGCTACGTCTAGACCGCAACGTGTATCGCAGAACGTAGCGCGGCACTCTAGGGAGGTTTGTTCAACGAACATCTGCGCAAGAAGCTGTGAAATGCCTCTCAAATCGGCCCTGAAACTAGTTCCCTTGGTTTGCAGTTCCCCTATCCAAGATGTACGAAGCGGCAAAGTCTGTACACGTGAGTTAGACCAGTAGGCCAGAAACATTTCTACGCGGGCGCGTTCGTATAACCCGGCCCGCAATTCATCCTCTGTTATAGAGTCATTAGTGATAAGAGCATTGATGTCCATGTTAGACACAGCTAGACCCGCACTGTTTTCAATAGCTGTAATCTCAAAAGAGTTAGCAGCTACATATTCGTACCGCTGTCCGTCCCTTTCCCATATATACAAAGGTTTATCGTGAGCCGTGAAACGAAACTCTGTTCCGTCTTCGCGCACAATTTTAACGCACTCTGTATAGCGCGTCTTGCTTCGCTGCAATCGATTGTAGAGGTTTGCAAAAGTAGCCCGGTTCATTCGAAGAGTTCCCTAAGAGTAATGTTCCCAAAGGTAGTGTACGAACTTTCCCGCATACCAGAACCTATTTCGCCTTCCATGTTGTCGTCGCCGTCAAAGCGTACAGGAACATAGAAGTAGTAACCAGCGGTGATCGCAGCGCCAGTATGCGGGGTCGTTGGCGTTATGGTAATTTCTTCGTCAGTAAAGGTAGCGCCGCCGAATAGATCACCGCTATACCTTTCAAGTACAAGGTTATCGTCGTCTACAGAACGTACCCGCGCAGGCTCGCCACCCATCGCCCTATTGTAAGACCCGTTGGACCATCCGATAACATACACAAGATCGTTTTCTTGTAGATCAGAGAATTCCCCGCCTGCCCCTGTAATTATCTGAGTCGATCCATCGCGGCTAAGTGTAGCAGTTATTTCGTCAGCCTGAGTAAACTCAATCCTATGGTTGACGTAGCTGTAGGTCCAGTTCAGTACGTTAACACCGTCAACCGCTACAATAAGGGTGTCTGGCTTAGGGTAGCGTATACGACGCTCTTTCATATGGCTGGCGTATTCATAATATTTGAAAAGCGGATAGGTGGTTACTGACCCTACCGCCGATGCTACTACCTGATCCGTACCCGATACATCCGATCCAGACAATGCCGTAGCGGTGTTACTAGACGTGTGATCCATTGGATCGAGAAACAGGAAACCAGCCATAGCGCCAGAGCAAACGTGCCAAATATTCATTATCTGTGATTGTTCGTTTGCTGGAATATCCTGCAATTCGATATTGTAAGTGTGGCGCGGATATTCTTGCCTAGCGTTACGGCTTTCCGCTCCGCTTTCTACCTCTGTCTTATCCGTTACATAATTAGGTGATCCTGTAGAGCCGTAGGCGATGCACTCAGGAAATATAATATCAGTGTAGATCACGTCTGGTTCCTCCGCGTCTGGTGTCTGTGCGGGATGGTAGGCGGTACCATCGCTTTTATGGTCACGGCGTAGAGCATACTGTAAGCCCACGGCCATTAGGTTAGAGTTTGGCTGAAAGTCACTCCGTAGATACTGCGCACCCAAAGCTTTTAACTCAGTAGTACCTAAGTCAGTTGGATAGGCGTACTGCGACCCAAATGCGAAAAGTTCTGTAGCCATTATACTATGTCACCTGATTTAATGTGCAAGAACATTGCTTCCATTCCATCAATAGTGGTTGGTAGTACGCCCACAGGCCCAAAGGTGCAGGCGCGTCCTAATACGGTACCTAGGGTAGGTCCTAGCGATTTCTCGCTTGAAAATTCTCTACCTCCAACATCCAAGGTATCCCCGCCGCCAAAGGTTATCTTGGATAGGCCGTCTAGGTTTTCCGCAAGTGCGCTTACCATCACACCTGTAATGTTTCCATCTATCCCAGCGTTCGGCTGTGTCAGATTGTAGATAAGTTCGTCACCGTCGCTGTCGGCCTCTATGCTATCGACGCCTCCTATATATTGAGAAGCGTTTCCTGTCACAGCCCACGAAGACCCGACCTGCTGTGCGTTGCGGAGTAACGGCAGTATTTGTTGAGGCCCGATCAAGGCGCTATCGTCTACGTCGTCGGACCAAACAAGGTATATGTCGTCTACGTGCATTTCCAACGAGGTTTGATCGCTGAACCAATTCATAGGTGGAACATATATGGCCGCGTTACTCACGTAGGCATATCCGGTTACTTTAACCAGTGCGAGAGAGTTAAGCGCATCCATAACGGTGATACCATTTATCCGTACAGTTACGGTTGGTATGGGCGCTAAGTAATCGGCCTGCACTTCCACGTAGTTCCACGCTCCGAATACAAAGGCTTTAGTGGATGATTGCATCGTAGGAATAGCTGCTAGGGTTTCCTGCGATGCCGTAGAAGTTGCCACGTCTACCGTAGCAAAGAATAGCTGTCCGTTAGGGCTTACCCAAAGAGACATTTGCTCTTCTAACCCAAAGGCAGTGTCGTAATTAAACGACATTAGAGGGATAGGATCAGTGGCTTGGAATTCGTACTTAACGCCAAAGCCGAATGCTACCTTTTCACGAACGGCGAAATCGAACGACATTTTCGGAATGTTGGTCAAGCTAGCGCCAGTATCATTTGGTCTCGTAAACAACAAAGAACGACCGGGCGTAATACGCTGATCGGTCGTGTCTATGGTAACGGTGCCGCTGCCTAGCACAACGCTATCCGCGTCTTCCCCGTCAGTCACCGATGTACCCATGTAGGTACGAAGGGCTGAGAACGTATTCATAGTCAGGGTATTTAGGTGCAGTTCGAAACCTTCGAATAGTAGAGGGTAGGTAGCCATAGTGCGTACTCCGCTTGCAATCGATTGTAACGCTAGGTGTTACGTTTTGCTCTTTCCATATGCCGCGCAAGGCGTTTAGCGTGTTGCGCGGCGGTTCTCTTAAAGCCGTCGCCAGACTGGTTGCCGCCACTCATACGGTATACCACGTTTACGTTGATGCTATCACCCGCTCTTTTATTGTAGGTGTTACCTCCCGTAGCGTAGTCTCCCGAACGTGGCTCGTTTGGCATAAGCCTAGGCTCGTAGGCAGGTTGGCCCCCTATGGTGCCTGTATTAAAGAGACCATCCTGCGCATTTCCGCTAAACGGTGACCCGACAAGTCCACCCTTTGCATAGGCGGGCAGGTTCCCTAGCCCAGCCGCTGCTAGAACAGCTTGTGCAATATCCCCACGTGACGCGCCTTGGTTTATAGCCTCTAGCAGCGGCATGAACTCTTTAGCCATATTCGACCGCACGACAAACTCTCCGTCAGACAGCCACGAAAGAATATCGTCACTGGTTCCTGTTCCGGGGCCAGATACCTTACCGCCTGTGGCTAACTGCAATAGGTTTCCACCGGGCACCGCTGATAGTAAGCCGCCGCCGAGACCGCCGATACCACCGCTGCTGCTACTTGCCTGCTGCGCGGCCTGTTGGATAGATTGGATAGCGTCGTTAAGCGCCTGTTGGAAGCCCTGTACAAAATCATTCAAAGTTTGCGTGATATTCTGAGTGAAGTCTTGGAATATTTGCTGTAGCTGCTGTGCGAGTTGCTGCAATACTTGCTGTATTTGTGCAGTGTTTGCGCCGCCCGCGCCCGGAACACCGCCCTGCTGACCGTTATTGCCGCCCGTTACCGCATTAGCTATACCACCAACGGCACCTGCAATACCGCCAGCATTACCGCCAAGACCCGTTTGACTTGGGCCTAGTGGTGAAGTGCTTCCTATGCCAAGGGCAGAGAATAGCCCGCCTAGCAAACCGCCAGTACCTACGGACGGTGTACCCGTAGACCCTCCGGGGCCGGGTTGCAGTACATTGCCGAATATAGAGCCGCCGCCATCCGTCAAGGACGAAATAGCCTGCTGTAGGAACGCCTTAGTAAATCCTTCGAAAATTTGCCGGGAAATATCCAGCATGGTTTTCTTAAAGTTCTCCCATGCGTTTTCGTTATCAAAGATAAAGTCGGCAATACCTGTCGTTACTGCATCAAGGAATTCGAGCGTGGCATCCTTAGTAATGTCTACAAGGGTAACAAGGTCCTTTTGATACTCAGCAAACGCAACGCCGATACCTGCCGCAACTTTAGAGAATGTGTTACCGCTGTTGAACGCCGCAGTTTCCAAGTCCCTGATAAACAGATCGATTGCCTTAGAGCGCCGTTTCATTTGCGCTTCAAAGCTTAGGGCCGCGTCTATTTCAGCTTTCTTGGCTTTTTCTGTAAGGGCAATTGCCTCTTCGTAGTAGGCACGAAGCTGGGACGCCTGACCGGGCGAACCTTTGAAGTCGCGGTTAACGTCCTCAAGCTTGCGTTGTAGGTCTAGTATCTGGTTTTCGTATTTCAGAGCAATCTTATCTAGTTCTAAGTCCTCGAACATTCCAAGACGATCATTGATAGTTAGACCGAATACGTTATCTGCAAACGTCTCCTTGGCGTCGATTATTATTTTTTGTGCTTCTAGTATCTGATCCTCTACCTTACGTGCGTCTGCGACGGGATCGCTCTTCGCGCCACCACCGCCACCGCCGCTTTTCTTAGCACCCCCTGCTGCACGTTTAGCGCGGCCTGTCGCCGCCGTTACTGCGCTACTTACAGCGGCGTCCGCTCCTGCAATACCAGCAAGTGCTGCGCCCTTAATAGCATCCGCTGACGCTTTCCACGCTGATTGAATTGCTGCAAGCTGCTCGGGGCTAACTATGCCTGCCTGCTGCATGGCAAATACAAAAGTATTTAACAGTTCTGAGTATACTCGAAATTGCTCTTCAACTATCGCTGCAATTTCTTCTGGCGTACTGTCTGCGGATATTTCCGCATCTATGGCCTCTTTTAGTGCCCTACCCGTTACCAGATCACTAAGGCCGGGGTATTCCTGCCCTACTACCTGTGCCTGTGCGATGGCAAGAGCCTCCTGTATGGCTCCGTTAGTACCTAGGCCAAACTGTATCAGCGTTTCGCTATACGACGCACTTAGTTTTTCTTGAATTTCGTTTAAGTCGTCAATTAATTGCAAGTTGGCAAGTTCGGTTGCAATACGGAAAGCCTCAGAAACGTCCGTTGTTCTAGCCAACTCTAGTTCAAGTATCTTTATCCGCGCCTCTTCCTGTAGCGCAGCGGCGACGGCCTCATTAGCGGCTACAGCCGCAAGAAGTGCGGTACTATCGTTAATTGCCTTTTGTTCGAAGAATGCTTGTAACGCAGCAATATCGTTTTCATTCCCGCCAGCTTCTATAAGCTGAGATATAACGTCAATTTGAAAACGGTTTTCGTCACCATCGGCTAAAGCCTCCGCAACTGCGCGGCCTATATTAGGGCTTTGCGTAAGTACCCGTTTAACAACCTCAGTAAGTGCGAAGTTTTGTTCGTCTAACTGCTGTTCTCCGGTGGCAAGTCTAGATATGTAATCCTGATAGGCGGCAATCTCGCCCTCAAGTACCGTATCTATGCCGTCCTCGGCTAAATCAGCTTCTCTTTTAAAGCGTGTAAGATTGTCACCTAGCGCGGCTCTTTGAGCATCGCCATCAGGCCCGAAGTTTTCAAGGGCTTGGGCTAACTCGGCGTCTCTCCTATTGCTCGCATTATACCTTGAAAAAATAGCTGGTGGACCTGCATTCGCTAGTTTTGAAAGCACCCTATCGTATCTGGAATTAATGTCTTCTACAGCTTTTTGGTACTCTAGTAAGGCGCTGAATTCTTCCTCA